TCGGCTTCTCTCTCCCTGCACTATGGCTGTAGAATACGGAGATACCGGCAGTTTCGACCATCGCCCGGCGGCGGCTTTATACGAATATTCAAATGGCGGGCGCATCTATTGGTCATTATTCTTCCCTGGTGTCCGATACGATATCGGGAAAAACCCCAATCCCGGAACTATTACCCGTGATGAAACGGGCTTTTCTTCCGAATACGCTATCCTCAATTGCGAAGAACTGGACGTGGATTACGTGCCGGTCGTCAGGTTTGCTAACCAGGAAGACCTAGACGGCAATGTGATAGGGGAGGTTGAACCGTTCATCCCTACTGCTCAGCGGATAAATAAAACTACCTATGACCGGCTCCTTGCCCAACACTTCAACTCCTGGAAAGTTAAGACCGTCACTGGGCTTGATCTGCCAGTTCTTAAAGATCAGGACGGAGACCCAACAGATCAACCAGATGAAGCAGCCACAGACCACCTGAAAATCAAACTCGTACAAGAAGACATGCTGGTCTCAGATGACCCAGAAACCAGGTTTGGCGTGCTAGACGCCACAGCGCTAGAACCATTCGTGGAATCCTTCAAATCCGATATTGAGGCTCTCGCGGCAGTATCTCAAACACCCGCTCACGCCCTTACCGGGCAAATGAGCAACCTTACGCCCGAAGCGCTTGCCGCCGCCCGGGGCCCCCTCATGCAAAAGGTATCAGAGCGGAAGGCAAACGCCAGCGCTTCATACGATACGCTGCTCCAAATTATCGCCGACCACGCCGGGCTAGCAGAGCTGGCAGACGATCCAATGCTACGTGTTACGTGGCAAGATACGGAAATCAGGTCCATGAGCCAAGCCGTCGATGCCCTAGGGAAAGCCGCCCAAATGCTAGGTGTGCCGAAACGTGCCCTCTGGCCTCTCATCCCCAATATCGAACGCTCCACCATCGAAGAATGGGAACGCCTAGCTGACGAAGAACTCGAATCCGACCCAATGAACGCTCTATTCCAGCGGCAAACAGCACGAAATGAAGATGAGGTAACCGGTGGCTAAAACCAACCGGGGTCGAGAGCTCACCGAAAACCACCGAATAGCCCAAGCCACACTAGCAGAACGCCTAGTCAACTGGGTTATAGAAGTAGTGCTACGACTGTTTAAAATTAGCGATATCGACGACTCCGCTATCCGAATCGCGGAAGAAATCGTACCGCGAATACTCCAATATCGTGCAGTTTCCGAACACCTGTCCGAAAACTACATGGTCGACTTCCGGGATGCTGAAGTGCCGAAGCGCAATAGGCAACCAATAGATTTCGGCACCGACACCTACCAGCCCAGCGAAGCCGTGCACCAGGTTATCGTGTCAATCAGGGCCACCGCGAAAATCGCAGTGAAACAATCCCTGACCAGCAACGAAGTCACACAGAGAACCGCGAAAGCCGTAGCCGCAAAAGCTCAAAAAATAGCCCAAGATGGCGGAAGGCGCGCCATCATCCACGACGTCGAGCATGGGAAAGGCCCAATCGGCTATGCCCGGGTACTCGATTCGAAACCATGTGCGTTTTGCGCCATGCTTGCCAGCCGCGGCGTTTCATACACCGGATTCCTACCAGACGGCACCGGACTATACCGAAGTGATGCTTTTAAAGCCGCTAATAGCCGATTTATCGGTGACGGAAAATTCAAAGTACACGATTACTGCGGTTGCACACTCGAACCCGTGTACGAGCGCGCCGGGAAAATTCGCCTTCCTGGGATTGGCGACCGGTTGGCGTGGGAGTGGGCAGAAGTTGCCGCTGGGCAGCCGGACTCTTTCAAAGCGTGGCGTAGGTGGTGGGATTCAAAAACCTTACCTGACGATTATGAAGGGGCTTTAGAATCTGAGGGGACAAAAAGGCCGAAAAAGAAAAAGAAAACTAATCCATGGGTGGCAAGCCCAATTGTGGGATTCACGAAGGATGATTACCTGAAACAGGTTGCTGACCTGCAAAAACGCCTTGAAGGTGTGGAGAAAGAAATTGCAGTAATGAAGGCCCACGGAGCTGCTGACCGTGATGTAAACCTTTTCAGTCTAAAGCACCAGAGAAAAGTACTTTTGTCGCGTATCGAGTCGTACAAGAAACACGCTGCCAGTATGTAGATAACCATCAATAACCGCCCGGAGCGGTTCTGTGACGGGGGACATAAAGAGGGGGATCATAGTCTTGACTCGTGAAGAAGTATTACAGCTGATCGAAGAAGTCGTCGAAAAATACCAAAATGGAAACCAGGCGGGGGAAGCCCAGGCGGCTACCTCTGCCAACCAGCCCGCCGGCAAAAACGTGGAAGCGGAAACCGCAGAAGACAACGGAGAAGAAACCGCCGCCCCAGGAGGCGACACCTCAACCCCGGAATCAGACGCTGACACCGAAGCTGACAATGTGGCAGAACCCCGGGAGGATTCCGCCGCTGGCCAGCAGGAAGAATCAAGCGAAGACACGGCTGACGGCAAGGATGCCGCCCCAGGAGGCGACAATGAAACCGGCAGTGACCTAGAAAATGCCTTGAAAAAGATCCACAAGCTGAATCGGGAAAATCAAACGCTCCGGCAGCGTGCCAAAGAATCCGAACAGAAGATACGGCAGTACGAAATCCCCAAAAAAGCCGGTGTTCCTGCTGAATTATCCGAATGGGTGCGGGGCAATACAGATGAAGAAATGGAAGAAGACGCGAAGCGCTTAGCGGAAGCCCTCAACAGTATTCAAAAGCAAAACCCAGGTACGAAACGGAAAAGCTTTTTCGACGGTCTAGCCCAAGATAGTCGCGGCACCAAACCCGAAGATGAAACCGATCTTTCCAAGATTGGTGAACGTATTTACAAACGCTAAAACCTAAGCTAAGGACATATATAATGCATATGCTATATACTGAGCCGCAGATTGCGCGCTCCACACTCGCGGCGGTTCGGAACCGTTCCACGCTCTCGCGGATCGTGAATCAGGATTTCTCCCAAGATTTCATCCCCGGTCGCGGTGGCGCTATCACCATTAAATCCCCGGTGTATATGGCTGACGCCCGGGTATACACCGCAGCGGATCGTGCAGCTGACCGGTCAATCACCTACTCTGACCTGTACGAACCGTACCGCAGCATGAAGATCACTGACCAGATCTACCAGGCTGTGAAGCTGCCGGATAATTTCGTCACGTTTGACCTCACCGCCATGGAAACCCAGGTCATTGCCCCCATGGCGGAGACCGTAGCAGACGCCCTAAATAATGAGGTTGTAAAGGCATTCGAGTCTGTGCCAGCAGGTCTTACCGCACAAGACCGTGGCGCAAAAAACAAGCTTTTCTCCACAGATGGCACCGCCTACGATACTGCCGCTGATCTGAAAGCCGCAGATAAGGTTTTCAACGGCATGGGCTTGGGACTGAGTACCCGATTCAAGAACGAGAACCTGAAAGCAGACGACCACAGTGGTGTGCTCCCGGCAATCCGCTACGCGGTAAACCTGCTGAACTCCCGCGGCGTGAAACCCCAAGACCGGTATTTAGTGGTCGGCGCCGGCTGGGCAGCAGCCCTCCGGGCAACCCCAAGCCTCACCAAGGTCAACGAAGCCGGCACCGATGGGCTCCTCCGGGAAAATATCCTAGGTCGCCTCTACGGACTCACAGTTGTAGAGGACAACGTTATTGACGCCTACGCCGCCTACGCCTACAAGATGGACGCAATTACGCTTGCCAGCCGGGTAAGCGCCCCGCCGAAGGGCGCCGCTTTCTCCGCCACAATCTCCCAAGACGGCTTCAGCCTCCGCTACCTGCATGATTACGATGTGGATAAGCTCCAAGATCGTGCCGTTATTGACACATTCGCAAAAGCTGAGGTACTCGACCTACAACGCATTGTGAAATTGACCGGTAAGGAAGGCATGGAAGAGCCGAAAACCCCCGCCCCCGCCGGACCCTAACCACTAAATAAGGAGATCACCCATGGCCACCGTGAAACTCATATCCAGTGACGACCTGAAACGCTCCCTCCCCCAGGAGGAAGCCGCCACTTTCGATACTGGATTCGCCGCCTGGGTGATCGAAATGGTAAGCGCCGCAGCACTCCACGAAACAAAACAAACGTGGAAACAGCCTGAAGATTTGCCGGCGGGCGTGGTGCCGGTACTCGCCATAGCTGCCCGCCGGCTCTATACCAATCCTGACCGGTTTACCCGAGAATCAGATGGTAGCTACTCCTACGGTCTTGATTCATCAGTGACGAAATCGGCAATCTTCACCCCTGACCAGCTGGCAATCCTCCGGGATTACGCTACCACCACAACTAAGATCAAGGGCTTTGGCACTATCAGCACCTACCGCGGTGACATGCTCCAGAATCGGCAAGGTCAGGTGATCTGGTGAGCCTGCGGCATAAAACCCACGCCACAGATAAAGTCACGGTGATACTCCGGGAAAATCAAATAGGGCGTCACGGGCGCCTAGTGCCGGTAGAAACCGGCAGAGTCGAATGCTGGGGGAGGATACAGCCATCAACCACAGATGAGATTCTAGGCGTGGCCACCGCCGGCGAAACCCAGGTACTCACGATGAAAAACTTCCTTTGCCGG